TTCATGGCCAGGTAATTGCCCTGCACAAGCCAGAACATGCCCACCGTGGTGGCAGCGGCCAGCGCCCACTTGCCGGACGAAACCACAACCAGACGGCCCGGCTTCAGCGCAACGTCGCCAAGCAGTTCCTTGACCTGCGGCTTGTTGTCATCGACGGGGCCGAGGAAAATCTTGTTGAAACGAGCCATGTTCGATTACTCCCCCTTCGGCGCAAGCGCCATGCGGTCGGTCTTGGACGAAGGCTTGAATGCCCCGTTCACCCGAAACGCAACCGGCGTCTGGACGATGCTGTTAGCCAGCACCGAGAGAACAGCCGTGTCGGCAGCTTCGGCGGTCGCCTGATCAAGCAGCTTCGCTTCAACCACCTTGTTGACCAGTTCGGTCTTCGCGGCGGCGGCAGAAGCCTCGGCGGCATCGGTGATCGGCTTGAGAGCGTTTGCCACGATCTCGGCAACTTCGTCCTTGGTCAGCGCGGGGGCTGCCGTAAGGGCGTCCACCTTCGCGGACAGGGCTTCGAATTGTTCTTTGTCCACGTCTGTGGCCTCCTGGTTAACAACGTCTTCTGGCACGGGTCCGCCGCGAATTACTGCCTCAATAGCAGCTTTGATGCGTTCGAGCAAGGGTGCGCGCAATTTTCGTTCTTCCGCGCGCAATATGCTTTCAAGCGCCCACATTTCATCACGTTCGATGTCGTCCGAAAGGACGCTGTTGATGACGTCCATTTCCTCCCCCGCCGCGTTGACGAACATGCCAACACCTTGCTCGGGCGTGGCTGCGCCGGGTTCGTCTAGGAGCACGGCGTCGTGGTCCAGGACCATGGTTTCAACCTCCCATTCCGCCCCGTCATCACTGTTAGTGAGCGGCTTAAGGGTGGCAAGTAATCCAGTTGATGTATGTATGGGTTTTTGCTTCTCAACAGCCGCAAGAACGCGCTTGCCGCCATCCGATTGATTGGCAAAGGCTACGTCAATAACTTTATCAACATGGACCCTGCCGTTCTCACGCCGGACGTTTTCGTTCCATGCACCTATAAATGTGCGCACCAGCCCCTGCGGATCTTTGGCCGACACAAATTTGCCGTTCAAAACGGGATGGCCAAGCGGGGCTGGTGTGCCCTCAAGCGTGTGGAAGCTATCCGCTATCACTGATGCGGGGTAGCGGATTTTGTTAAGAATGCTGCCGTCAACCAGAGTGGTTGAGGGGACTATGACAACCTTCCGGCCATCGCGAATTTCCTCACGAATTTTACTCGCATTAACGAGTGTGCGGAGGTTAACCCTGACCTGTTTCATCAATCACCTCAATATCCTCTGCCGCTTCAGCCGCATATTCATCCCACCCATCGACTTCCGCCCCCGGCGCGAAGCCAGCGGTCTCCCGGATTTCATCGGGCAGGAACACTAGTTCGTTCTGGTTCTGGTTGTTGATCGTGCTCATCTTGCCGGCGCGATCCAGCAATTCGTCCGGCGTGGCATCAAGCAGCGATGGCCAGCCCACGGTCCATTCACCTTTTGGCAGGGCACCCCAAGCCACAAGGCGACGCACAAAGTCTTCGATTTGCGGGATGGCGAGATTGACGCGGCGCGACATACACGTGCGCGCCCACTCCCTGGCATCCTCGGTGCTGGCGCGCTCGCCAGTGATGTTGCCGACAAGCACCTTGTACGGGATTTGCATCGAAGCCGCGAACGACTGCGCGTTGACCTCGAAAAACTCTTTCGGCTGCGGCAGCGTGATGGTCATCGGGCTGACCTTGAAGCCACCAAGCATCAACGCCTTGTCGAAGCCGCCTTGGAAATCGTCAACCTGCTCATTGATCTTGTCGAGCGCTTCGCTGTTGCTGTGGGCACCCATCATCGCCCGCGCATCGGCAGGCGTCAATCCGACGGGGGCCTCAATGATCGGTGCGCCACGGCTGGACTTCCAGAAGCCTTCGCCACCCGCGCCCTTGATCTTTTCGACATCGACGAGATCGTTGAACCCCGGCTCCAAGTCGGAACGCCCGTTGATCGTGCCGTCTTCCGACCATATTAGCACACGGCTCGGGTGGATTTTGACCGGCGATTGTGGCTTGGACGCAATCTGCCGATTGTCACGAACGTTATGTTCGTTGAAATCATACATGAGCGGCTGGGCATATGTCTCGGACGCGGGATTACTATCCCATTCCGCGACCTGCAACTGGCCTTCCCATGCGGGGATAATCCCGGCCACATCATCGATCGAGCGGATGCGGCCCACAGGCTTATCGAGCGTCAATCCATCGCGTAGCAGGATGATGCCGCCAGCATAGGCCCCCACCATCCCGCGCCGGTCCACCTGCATCAATGCGCGCCAAAGGCCGATCTTCGCGAAGTGCTTGGCGATGACCTGTTCAAGCGGGGTGTCGGCAGGCTTGTCCGGCTGCTGCCAAAGGGCCGGCAATTCCTCCCAAGTCTTCGATACGGTCTTGTCCACAGCGGCGGCAGCAAGGCTGTTGCGCGTGTAGATCGCGTGGAAATCGTTGAACTCCAGTTCGCGCTTCCAGCCATAATCGAGATAGTGATCATGCTTGGCCGTGTATGCCCAAGGGAATACACGAGACAAGCGGTCCCGAATGGCGGTGGAGATGGACATGCACGCTTGTTAGCGGATATTTCACGCTGGCGCAAGATTGTTGCGTAGCGTCAATCCCGCGTCATGATCCACGATTGCGGTCCAACGCTTTCCATCGCGAACGCCATCACAACCGCATCGGCCAGATTGTGTGATGGCACGCCGCGCTTTTTCAAATCCTTTTTGCTCTCGACCTTCATGCGCCCGTTGACGCTTTCACGGCGGGGCTGGCTAAGCTCGGCTTGCAGCTTGGTGCGCAAAGGCAATCCCGATGGGATGGAAATCAATTGATCGGGATCATATGGCAGCCCATTGCGCGCCTGCCAGGTATTGCGGAACCGATCACCAAGCATCCCCCATCCCTGGGCCTTGAGATTGGCAAACATGTCGCCATGCGACTTGCCCGGCTGATACTCCCGATCGGCATCATGCGGGCTTTCACTGGCCGTCCAACCCCGATAGTCCCCGTCCGGGTCCAGCCGCCTAAACTCTCCCGGCACACTGGCGCCCACACCGATATCGTCGATGTTGAGCACGTCCAGTCGCTCCCGCATCACGATCGGCAATGCATAAGCAGCCGCAGAGTTCGGGTTCTCGTCCTGCCATTCTTCCAGGCCAGCCAGCACCTGACCATAGCGCCATGCCAACGCATTGGGGTCATTGGCCTTGGGCGCGATCACGTCACCCTCAACGCCGCCAGACACGTCCATGCCGCCAATGCGCCCGCCGCCCGTAGGGAAATCAGGGATATGGATATGGGCGTCGATTGCGGCTTCGATCCATTGGGGTTTGATGATGGCGAGTGCATTATCAGCCACCGGCTCACCAAGATAGACGTGCCGATATAGCTCCGGATCGACCGCCCGCATCAATTCCGCGTCGTCAGCCAGTTCCCGAGGGAAGAACGGATTGTCGGTATAGTTGACTTCCAGCGTTATGCAGTACGGCTTGCCGTGAAGCTCGGTCGGATAAATAGGATCCGTGACAAACGATTGATAAATGAAATCAAGCGGCGATGCGGGGTTAAAGCAAACGTATATCTCTGAACCAGCCTTACGCATGGTCGGGACCAGCGCGTTCCAGCTATCCTTTGTAATGCTCTCGCCTTCGTCGATAAACGCGGCATCAAAATTGCTAAATCCCTTCAACTTCTGGTTTTGCAGACGCTTGGAACTGGCGCGCAAGCCGGAAAACTTGAAGCAGCCGCCAGAGGAGGGGCAAGTAATCTCTGTTTTCGTGATGACGAAAAACCGCCCCAGATTGCGGCGGTCGATCTCTTCAATGATCTCCTGGTAGGAACTTTCCGCGATGGCTTCCATCAATTCCCGGAAGCAAACTACACGCCAACCCGCCCACATCACGTTGTTAACGAGGATGGTTATGACCGTGCGTGTCTTAGACGATCCGCGACCACCTCGGGCCACCTTGAACCTTGCGGGCTGTAGGAACGGGCGAAAGATTGCGGGTATCGGGCAATCAAGGATTGGATCGTCGGGCTTAGGCGCTGTCGCCATTATCCTTATCCACCATCTTGTAAACCGGGGCGCGGGTCAGTGTGCCGTCGCTGTTTGTCACGTCCAGCTTATCCGCAAACGCCTGCACATTCACATGCTTGCCGACAAGCTCAAGGCCCTTCGCCGCGCCAGCAGCGTTGAACTCGAATAGCGGATTGCCTTCGCCATCATAAATCTGATCGCCCTTGCGATCAGTGACAGGCGACACCTCCTGCATGCAACGCTCATGCAGCTTAACTGCCTGCCGAAGCACATAGTCAGCATCAATCTGCGTGCGCTCTGAGCGAGCCTTGAAGGCTTCGGCAATCGCACTAGCGATATAAGGTTTGCTAAGGTTCTCATGCCCTATAGCGTGAGCAGTATCTTCGCTGTAGCCCGCACGAATAGCCGCCTGAGTTGCGTTCAAATCAATCAGGTATTCTTCAATGAAAGCCTGCTGCTTGGCGGTCAGAGCCATCACACAGCCACGTATTCGCCATGACCACGTTCGTTCATTGCATGATGAATTTCATCGCAATGAACTTCGTAATCCTCGTGATCCCACATCTGCTTGAGACGGTTCGTCGTCATGCTGCGGAACCAATCCAGATCAGCGCCGGGAGGAACGATGGGGCGGGTGTTGCGAGCCAGTCCACGCAACCTCTCTTCCGCATACGACATTCCATCACTCCAATCCATCAGTGGTTGCAGGGGCGGCAATCTCGGGCGGATGGAGGACGCCCTCGACTGCAACACTCGGGAACCAAAGCTCGACCATGGCCCCTGCAATTCGCTTGATAGCCTAACCGGCCCGTGCGGTCAAGCGCTTCGTTTCAGCCATCCCCGGATGACGGTGCGGGACACCTGCGGCACGAACCAATTGATTGATCCTCTGCCGGGAGACGTTGTGGGTTTCGGCAAGGCTGGTGATGGTTTCACCTGCGAGGTAGGCGTCGATGATAGCGGCATTGCGCTCTGCCACTGGCGACAGCCCACTCATTCCCCCATAGCCTTGGCAATGGCGCGAGAAGTGGCGTAGCCAGCCTTACGTAGTTGGGCGCGTTCGGGCTTACCGTCATACGATCCGCGAGTTTCGCCGCCATCGTAATAACGGAACATTTCCTTGATGGCGGCATCGGCAGTGCGAAGGGCATCCATCAGTTCACCCCTACCGGCCAAAGCCGCCTCCACCGCATCCAGAGCCGCCTGCATGTTCGATAGGTTAGTCAGGCCCGCACGGCGGAACACATGCTCCATCGTCAAATCGCCGACTTGATACCGCACGGAATCATCCCCCTGCGTGTGATTAAACTTCTCCATCTTCAATCCTTTCAATACGAGGTCCAACCTCGATAACTTCGATGCCCCAGTCGGGGCTATCAAGGCCGGGAATGTCGGTGCCGATGAGATACCACCAATCCTGGACAGCATCCCACTCGCCAATCGTCCACTCCGACGACGTGCGCACCCAATAGAACCCGTCCTCGCGCTCCATCATTCACTCCTCGCGGTGTTGGGGGTGTTCTCTGCCGCCCTCCGATGCTTCAACCGCGCCAACATGGCTTCAGCATCATGCGCCCACCGGCTCAAAGTTTGCCGACCATACAGGACATCCTCGATAAATTCGATCAGTTCCTCGACCAAAGCGATAGCGTCGGCGGCGAAGGGCAGGCAGTCGGTTAGAGCGTCGCTGTAGCCATCGCCATATTCAGACGAGGTATGCGCGCCCCCAAGGGCATCGATCTGTCGTTCGATTGTTGGCATCACTCATTCTCCTCAATCCAATTCTCGATTTCCTCAATCACCTCATCCCGCGTCCTGCCGGTGACGTAGCGGTTATCGCTTGGGCCATCGTAGAGGAACTGCGGCGTCGGATCGAAGTCGGGGTGCGTTGCCTCCCATTGGCCCAGCCAGTTTTGATCGATAAGCCAGTTGCGGTGGGTGTCTTTTTCGGGGGTCATACAATGAACCTTTCGACCTGATCGCCAGCAAGACGCCCAATCGTGCCTTGGGGCCCGTAAATCACCAAGTCGCCATTGTCGGCAAATGCGGTTGTCTCACCTGCCTTGATCGGACGGCCAAGGGCCTTGCGAATGTTGCGGCGATAAGCCGACTGATTGAACCGACGATTGCGCATCCAAAAATCTCCATCGCGACCCCATGCCGCCAAACCCATCTACGGCAGGGCGGGGATGGTGTCAAGGGGTGCGAGAGATTTTTTCAGAAATACCCAAACACCGCCCTTAACCTGTCTTACGCGGACAGCACCCTTGCCAAACCGCTTGATGGCATTGGAGGATATCGACGCTTGCACCCGTGTT